CGCCTGGCCCTGGCAGTCTATCGCCCCGAGGCCTTCGTCAAGGGCGACTTCTCGGACGCCCTCGCCGCCTGATCGGTCGGCTGATGCTGAACGGCCGCCCCTCACCGGGCGGCCGTTTTCATGAGCCGAAGGAGAACCGCGATGAAACTCAGAGCACTCGACCAGGTCAGCATCAGTGCCGTGCAGGCCGACAGCATCCGCAAGGGGCAGGTATTCGAAGTCAGCGATGCGTATGGCGAGGAGCTGCTCAAGAAGCTCCCGAACACCGTTGAGCGCATCGGCGCCGCCAAGGCGGCCCCCAAGCCACGGAACATGGCCGCGAGGGCGCCGCGCAACAAGGCGGCTCCCCGGCCGCGCAACAAGGCTGCCAAACCCGCTTCGCCTGCCAGCTAACGCCGGACCTTCCGGCACAACCCGGCGCCCAGGCGCCATCCCCCAAGGAGAGACGACATGACCATGCGACGCACCCGCATCCAGCTGACCACTGCCGCCGATGGCACGGTCACCGGCTACTCCGCCCGCATCTCGGGCAGGATCCACAGCCTGCACTACATCAAGACCGACTTCGCCGACGGCGTCGACTTCACCGTCACGGCCGAGGCGACGGGCGAGAGCATCTGGGCCGAGTCCAACGTCAACGCTGCCGCGGTGCGCTACCCCCGTGCGCCTGTTCACAGCCAAGCTGGCGTGGCGTCGCTCTATGCTGCGGGCGGCACGGCGGTGCAGGACAAGATTGCCCTGGCAAATGACCGCGTCGTGGTCGCCATCGCCCAGGGCGGCAATGCCAAGACCGGCGCCGTCATCGTGCTGTTCGATAACTAGGAGCGACCACGATGGCGACGGAGATCCTTGCCGTGGGCACGACCGCGGCGAATTCGAGCGACGTGGTTGTGGCGGCGGGCTCCGAGCTCACCGTCAGCCTGAAGGCAGCGGCGGGCCCCCGGGTGCTGCCGGGAGCCTTCGTGCATATCCTGCTCAAGGACGACGCGGGCCAGTATTTCCGCATCGGCCATCTCAATGGCGCCAAGCCGGCGCTCGTACTGGCCGCAGCCGGCACATATCGTTTCAGCCGCCTGGCCGGTGCTTCATGCGGTGTGTTCAGTGGCTAGCCTGACGCGCTCGCTCACCCGATCGCTGACACGCTCGCCCGTCCGGGACATCATTGCGAGTCCCGTGGCGGGTGGGGGGGCGAGGTCTGCCCTCGACATGGCATTTTCGCCGGCCGGGCAAAGCTATGCCTTTTACGATTTCGAAGACCTGACCAGCACCTTCCAAGGCACTGACACAGCCCTGCCCGCTACCGCGACCAATGACAGCGTTGGCCGGTGGGAGGGCCGGGGCGAAGGCACTTTCACCGGGCTGCAGGCCACCCCGAGCTTCAAGCCCAAGCGCCAGGTTGACGGAATAACGGGGGACGTGACGGACGATGGCCTGCTGACCGATTGGCTGGCAGTGGCGGGTAACAACTGCATCCTGGCCAAGTTCAAGGTGCCAGCAGTGGTTCCGGGCACGCAGATTATCGCGGGCTCCTATAACGGCTCGTCGCGCTTTTGGATCGGCTATGACGGAACAAGTCTCCGTCGTGGCGTCGGCGCTTCATCGGCATCGGCGCCTTCTGGTGACGTGAAGGGCCAGACCATTGTCGTCGGGCTGATCACGACCGGCAGCAACTACCGCGTGTTCCTGAACACGGCCGATATTCAGTCGGGCACCCATACCGATGGACCCTCATTTACCGCCGGCTTTGCTATCTGCTGCGCGAACAACGCGGGCGTCCTGGCCAACTTCTCAGGTGCCGGCCTGCAAAAGGTTGCTTTCGGATTGGTGGCCCCGACTGCTGCTGAACTCGCGGCCATCGCCGCCGAGTGGGCGTAACCTCCAAGGAAGAGAACATGACCCAAGTTGCTGTCGCTCTGCTCGTCACCGTCGCCAAGAAGGACGCGGTTGTTGCGGCTCTGGACGCGATTTCCGACAACTACACGGTTGGCTTTATCCGCAAGGTTGCGGCCTCCGATCCTCCTGTCACGCCTCAGTCCACCCCGACCCACTGGTACAACAACGACAGCGGCGCGGACCTCGACATGGTGGTTGCCTGGCAACTGGCTATCGACGGGTTCCCGCCCGAGACGCTGCCGCAGGGCCGGGAATATGGCGTCAATGGCGTCCCGACCATGCAGCAGGTAATCGATGCCCTCGACGGGCTGGAACTCTATACCGCCCAGAACGTGACGGACTTCATTACCTGGGCGCATGCTAACATCGGGCCGGAGCGCGCTCTGGTGCCGGATGAAGAGCCGTAGCCCACACTTCACCATCGATTGTGGGGTTCGGGTCCGGGAAGAAAGACATCATCGGTGTGATCAAACGGCCCATCCTTCGCGGTGGGCCTTTTCTTTTGGAGAAGGCGATGCCTAACGGGACGATGATATCCGGTCTGGCGCTGATGCTGTGGGCGCCCTTGGTGCTGATCCTCATTCAGGTGTTCGCATGACCGTGCGGGTCATTGCGCCGCCGGATCCTGTGGTGAGCTGGGAAGAGGCGCAGCGCCATCTGCGGTGCGAGGATGAGGACTTTGAGTATGTGGAAGGCCTGATCGCCGCGGCGACTGCCTGGCTCGATGGTCCGGCCGGCTGGCTGGGGCGATGCATTGGCTTGCAGACGCTCGAGCTCTCCACCTGCGCGTTCGGTTCGGACCGACTGCCTTTCCCGCCGCTCGTCGAGGTCACCAGCATCACCTATCTCGGTACCGACGGTGTCGAGCACGAAATGGACAGCAGCGGCTGGGTTCAGCTGCTCAACGGATCGATCATGCCGCCAGTGGGTCAGAGCTGGCCGGCCGTGGGCAGCAGCTCGGAAGCCGTGCGGGTTGAGTACCAGGCCGGCTATCTCGAGGGCGAGGTGCCCCAGGCCATCAAGCAGGCCATCCTGCTGATCGTCGGCCACTGGTATCGCAACCGCGAGACTGTCATCACCGGCACGATCGTCGCCGAGATGCCCTTTGCGGCGCAGGCGCTGCTGTCGACCTACCGGGTGTGGTCGGCCTGATGGGTGTGCTCAATGCCGGCGAACTCGATCGACGCGTGACGCTGCAAAAGTACGCACTGACGCGGAATGCCGACAACGAACCGTTGGAGACCTGGTCAGACATCAGGACGGTGTGGGCATCGTGGCGCAGGGCGTCGGCACGTGAAACCCTGGCCGGTGCCGAAATCAACGCATCCGCCACGGACATCTTCGAGATCCGCTATGCCGCGGACCTGGCCGAGCTCGATGCAAAGGACCGCCTGGTGTTCGGCGGCAAGACATATGACATCGTCGGCATTGCCGAGATCGGACGCCGCGAGGGACTGCGGATCGATGCGACGCGGTCAGCCGATGGCAACGCAGCATGAAGGTCACTGTTCGTTTTGAGGGCGGGCGCCAGCTGGATGCTGCGCTCAACCAGTTCACGCCGTCGAAGCGTCGGGCGATCGGACGCGTGGCGCTCGACAATGCCGGGGAGATCGTGGCCAAGGCAGCTCGAGCGCTGGCGCCTGTTGATGGCGGCGGCCTTCGTGAGAGCATCGACGTTTCTGGCACGCTCTCCCGTGCGCAGAAGTCGCAGCACACCAAGGCGGCCGAGCAGGAACGATTCATCGGTCCCGACAGCAGGCCCCAGGGTCATCTTCGGGAATTCGGCAGCGACGGCAATGCGCCGCAGCCGTTCATGCGGCCGGCATGGGATCAGACGAAGAACGAAGTCAAAGACCGCATCGGCGATGAGCTGTGGGTCGGCATTGAAAAGGCCGCAAAGGCTGCAGCACGGAAGGCGGCGAAACTCTGATGCAAACCAAGCTCGCCAGCCTATTGCTCGCCCATGCACCTCTCGCTGCCCTCGTGGGCAACTGCATCCAGTGGGACACGCTGCCCCAAGGATCGGCCCAGCCCTCGATCGTCATGTACGTGATCAGCGGCGTCACGGACTACACCATGCAGGGCGCCAGCGGATACGTGCAGACCCGCGTGCAGTTCGACTGCCGGGGTGCGACCGCGGCAAGCGCTCGCGCCGTTGCTGAGGCTCTGGAGGACCGCCTGTCCGGGTTCCGCGGCGAGTTCGACGGCTTCAAATTCCAGGGCTGCTTTGCCCAGGGACAGCGCACTCGCTTCGACAAGGATGGTCCTGCGAACTGGTTTACTGACAGCCGCGACTTCACAATCCACTGGGCTCCGGCCTGATATAGCCCGTTCGCGCCGTGGGCTGGCGCATCCCTCATTTTTGGAGCTACCCATGTCTGAATCTCAGGCCTCGATTGGCTTTGGCTGTGTGGTGGAAATGGCGGATATCGCCACCCCCACAGTCCGCACCTATATCGGCGAGGTGAAGTCGATCACCCCGCCCTCCGACAGCACGGACACGCC